CCAGGCGTCGCCAGCGTGCTGAACTCAGGTGGTCAGATCCAGTATGCCCGTGCGGGCGACGTGGAGGCCGTCAGAGCCGCTGAAGCCACTCGCCGCTCCATCGCACCCGGAGCCTCTTGGGCGCCTGGCATGCCTTGCAGCCCCGTAGCGGGCACGCCATTCGCCGGCCATCCAGCCGTCGTGATCTCAGTCGAACGCCAAACCGCCAAGGTCGCCATGCTACTGTTCGGGGAATTGCGAACCGTCTCGATCGATGTCGCGTGTCTCAGGGAGCGGGAATGAGGCAATATGGCTGCCCGTTTTAATCTCAAGCACGAGCAACTGACGCGAGATAAAATCCAGACAAGTATGCTCGTCAACCGCCTGAATAAGTTCGCTTTGGACGAGGAAAATTCCGTCCGGATGACCTCCGACCAAGTCCGCGCCGCTCTCGGCCTGCTCAAGAAGACCATCCCTGACCTCGCCGTCACCGCTCACACCGGACCAGACGGCGGTCCCGTCCTCGTTATAACAGGCGTAGAGCGCAACGATCCATCCGATGCCAGCGAAACCAGCATCAAAGATTAGGCTCGGCTACCAGGCGCGACCACAGTTCGCGGCGTTCCATGCGCGCAAGCAGCGCTGGTCCTGCATCGTGGCCCATCGACGTGCCGGCAAGACCGTCGCATGCGTCATGGATCTGATCGATGCAGCGCTCCGCTGCAAGAAACCAGACGGCCGCTTTTCATACGTCAGCCCTACGTATACACAATCGAAGGACACCGCCTGGTCGTATCTCAAGCGCTTCACCACCGACATCCCTGGTGTTGAACAGCGCGAGTCAGACCTCATGGTGCTGTTTCCAAACGGTAGCCGCGTTCGTCTATACGGCGCTGACAACTTCGACCGGCTTCGCGGCACCTACGCGGACGGCATGGTGATCGATGAATACGCCGACATAGATCCGCGTGCATGGCCCGAGGTGCTACGCCCATCGCTCGCTGATCGTCAGGGCTGGTGTGTGTTCATCGGCACCCCAAAAGGCCGCAACGACTTCTACAAGATCCACGAGAACGCGCGCACCGATCCAGCCTGGTTCTCGCTCGTGCTGCGCGCCGACGAAACCCACATCCTGCCGCAGCACGAACTCGACGACATGCGCCAGATGCTCACCCCGGAGCAGTACGCCCAGGAGCTGCTATGCAGCTTCGACGCAGCCGTCCTCGGTGCCTACTTCGCCAAGGAGCTGGACGAGGCGCAGACCGCTGGCCGCATCGGCTCTGTGCCCTACGATCCGTTGCTGCCGGTCCATACCGCGTGGGATCTTGGCATCGGCGACAGCACCGCCATCTGGTTCTTTCAGGTGGCTCGCACCGAAGTCCGCGTCATCGACTACTATGAAGCCTCCGGCTACGGCTTGCCGCACTACGCCGCTGTATTGACAGCGCGTGGATACAAATACGGCACCGACTATCTGCCGCACGACGCACAGGCGCGACAGCTTGGCACCGGCCGTTCACTCTGGGAGACGCTGCACGGCCTCACCAACCGCATCCCGCGTGTGCTGCCGCAGCAGAATCTCATGGACGGCATCAATGCCGCGCGTGTGTCGATCGGTTCTGCATGGTTCGATGCCGCCAAGTGTCACGACGGCCTCGAGGCGCTGCGTGCCTATCGCGCTGACTATGACGACAAGCGCAAGGCGTTCACCGATCGGCCGCGGCATGATTGGGCCAGCCATGGGTCCGATGCGTTCCGCTATCTCGGTCTGGCGTGGCGCGAGATGCAGCCGGATAGGCCCAAGCCACCGCCGGCCGATAGTTGGGATCGGGCGTTCCAGCGTGGCTCGCGCGCCGACGTGGACGCCTGGCGGGTGGCCTAGCGGGCCTCCAATGCCCCGACGCATCGCGCGACCAGTCGCTCAACACGCTCCAGCCGGTTCATCACTTGGCGCTGCTGGTCCAGCATTCGCTCCATCAGCGTCTGCAACAGCTCTAGCGATGGATCGGGCATCACTTGGCTTCCTGCTTCAGTGCCGCCTCAGCCGCGCGGCGCAGCCACACCGACAGCGTCTGGCCTTTCTCGCGTGCGTCTCGCTGGATCGCGGCTTGAAGCTCTGGCGGCAGGTAGAACGTGATGCGGGCGAGGGGCTCGCTCATTACGCCGCCTCCGGGTCGAACTCACGCAACACACGCTCGGCGATGTTCTTCTCGTGGCTGTCGCGGATGCTATCGGCAATCGGTTCCTCCGCAGCAATCGCCTCCTCAAAGCGCCGGTTCAACTCGTCAAGTTCGCTTTGGCTGTAGTAGTCGTCGGTGGTGTCGTTGGTGAAATAAGGTTTTCTCATCGCTCAGCCCTCCACAACGGTGGAGGACCAAGCGCCATCGAACACGTCGAAGATGCGGCCGTTGCGGACCAGCGCCACGGTGCGCGTATGCAGGCCATAGGCGTTGCGGCCAGTGAAGCGAACCTCAGCCTCGCTGCGGGCGACAGCCTCGTCAGTGCCGAGGTGAAAGCTGTGCTGGAATGCAGCACCGTTGGTGGGCTCGATCGATAGAGTGAAGGTTGAGTTGGTCATCGGCGTGTCTCCTTGTTGGTGGAGACAATATGCGTCATCTATCCACGTATGTCAACAACTATCTGCATGCATCACCACAAATCTACAGAGGGCTGTTGCGTCCGCAAAGTTTCGTTTATCGGACGTAACTATGAGTAGAAAAACACCATCGCTGGTTGTGGTCAGCGTTCACCCGAGAGGTCTCGGCAGCACCACAAACCACACCGAGCAGATGACTAAGGAGCTGGCTGACGAGCTCGTTAGGGTCCGCACCAGGCTGGAGGCCGAAACCCCCAAAGTCCCGAACCCAATCGCCCCAGATCCACGCAAACCAACCCAGGGCACATAGCAACATCAGTGGCATAGCATGACCGACACCACCACCATGAACGGCGCGCAGTTCCGCCGCCACACTGGCACCGATTCGGAGAAGTGGGCCGAGGCGTTCCTTGCCGCCTACGCCCAGGCTGGCGCGGATGGCGTGCGTACCGACGCTGACCGGCTGGCGTTCGTGGCGCAGTGGTTCCGCGACGCGCAGGAGGCCGCCGTCGCTGAGGCTGTCGGGCCTGCCACTGCCACAGAGCGGGTGGCGGACGTTCTCAAGCGGGCCGTCGCGGCCAGCGATTGGGATCAGGTGATGTCGGTAGACGAGCTGCGTTCGGCGGCGAGCGCGGCGCTGAGGAACTGGGAGGCGGCACGCGCGCGGCATGAGGATCGCTCCTGATGCCCGCCAACGGCCTCGCCCCGCCCGACATGCCGTGGCTGTTCACCCGGCCGGGGCAACCCAACGGCCTCGGGCCGCCACTGCTGAACTACGCCGCGCCGCCCGACGCAGGCGGCCAGACACTCGGCAGCGCAGTGGCCGACACGGGCGCGAACGCCTGGCAGTGGCTGCAGGACCAGCGCGCCGAGAGCGTGCGCCAGGGGCTGCTCGATCCGGAGACTGGGCTGCCGACGCAGAAGGGGCTGGTGGACGCCGCCAGGGCCACCGCCGAGGGCGTCATGATGGGCACCACGGCACCGGGCGATGTGCCAAAGCCGAACCTAAGCCTGGAGCGAGTCAACTCAGCGCGACAATGGATGCAGCCGAATAACCACTCGTTTGCCATCAAGGACCACACAGGCGAGGACGTTGGAACCATCGATACGGAATGGGACCCCCAGATGGCAGAGTTGCATATCTTGGAAATCCAATCGGCTAAAGGCGCAAATACCATCGGCCCAGCGGCGATCCGTCAACTGCGTGATGCGTTGTTGGAACACTATCCCGAAGCTAGGACGCTCTCCGGCTATCGGACAACGGGAGCTGGGCCTGACCGCGAAACATTCCAGCGGTTGCAACGATACCAGGGGCGCGACGAGTGAACTCGTCTACCTGATCGTAGGCGCCGCAGCCGCCGGAACGCAGCAACAGCAGCAGCAATGAGCGACACAGCCTACCGCACCACCGAGCCGGAGGACGACGCGCCGCGCGCTGCCAGCGCCGACGCTGACGCCTATCCGCGCGACCTCGATGAGATGCACGACCGCCTCGTGCGCTGGTTCGAGGAAAGCGAAATGGCGCGGCAGGACGAAATCGCACTAGCGCAACGTGACCGCGATTACGTCGACCACGATCAATACACCAGAGAAGAGCGCAAGATTCTAAACGAACGCGGCCAGCCGATCATCACGATCAACAAAATCGCCGACAAGCTCCAGTTGCTCTGCGGCATGGAGCGCAAGGCCCGCACCGACCCGAAAGCGTTCGCGCGCACACCAGCCGAGGAGGATCGCGCCGACGCAGCGACGCAGGCTTTGAGATTTATCGCCGACGACAACACGTTCTCGCTAACCCGCAGCGCGGTGTTCAACAACATGCTGGTCGAGGGCGCCGGTGGCGCTGAACTTGGCCTTGAGGACGACGGCCAGGGCGGCGCCAACATCACCATAACCCACGTGCCGTGGGATCGCGTCTGGTACGACCCGCACTCGCGCTCCCTTGACTTCAGTGACGCGCGCTACAAGGGCCTGGTCATCTGGATGGACCGCGATCAGCTCGAGGAGCTGTATCCTGACGGCGACGACGTGATCGAGGCGTCATTCAGCAGCGTTGACTTCTACTACAACGACAGGCCGGAAACCGCGTTCTGGACCGACAATAACCGACGTCGTGTGCGTGTCGTGCAGTGCTACTGGGACGAGCGCGGCACATGGTGGCAGGCGACCTATACCAAGCACGGTCTGCTGGCCGCGCCGCAGCGCTCACGCTTCAAGGACCGCAAGGGCAAGAGCACCTGTGGCCTGATCCTGCAATCTAGCTACATCAACCGCGAAAACCAGCGCTACGGCATGGTGCGCGGCCTCATCAGCCTGCAGGACGAGATCAACAAGCGTCGCTCCAAGGCGATGCACCTGTTGAACGTCCATCAGGTGGTGGCCGAGCAGGGCGCGGTGCCGGATGTCGACAAGGCACGGCGCGAGGTTGCCAAGCCCGATGGCTACGTGGAGGTGATGCCCGGCCTCAAGTTCGAGATCCAGCAGACCACGGACTTGGCCGCCGGACAGTTCCAACTGCTGCAGCACGCCACCGCCGAAATGCAACTCTCGGGGCCGAACGCGGCGATGAGTGGCACCGACCCGCGCGAACTGTCCGGACGTGCCATCCTTGCCCAGCAGGCCGGCGGCGCGGCTCAGAATGAGCCACTCGCGGACTCGCTGCGTTATTGGTCACGGCGTATATACGAGAGTTGTTGGATGGCGGCGCGCGAGTATTGGACCGCTGGCAAGTGGGTGCGCGTGACCGACGACCTCAACGAAACCAGATGGGTCGGCATCAACCGTCCGGTGCGGCTAATGGACAAGCTGGCTGACATGCCGGAGCAGCAGCGCGCCATGCTGATGCAGCGTATGCAGTTGCAGCCCGGTGATCCACGGCTGCAGCAGGTCGTCGGCATCGAGAATGACATCACCGACCTCGACGTGGATATCTCGATCAACGAGGGTATAGACATTCCGAGTCTGCAACAAGAGCAATTCCAGGCTCTCGTCCAGATAGCCAGCATCCAACCCGGATTGATCCCTGGGGATGTCCTTATCGCTGCCTCGGGATTGAAAGATAAAGACGAGCTATTGGAACGGATGAAAGCGCATCAGCAACAACAGCAACAGGTCCAACAGCAAGCGGGACAACTCGCCACGCAGCATGCGCAAGCTGACATCCAAGGCAAACAAGCGAAAGCGGCGGCTGATGCTGCATTGGCCAAGGAGCGTACCGTGAATGCGGCGCGCAACCTCCACGACGTGCACGCCGATTTCACTGCACCGCCCTATGGTCAGTCATGGGTGGCGCCTGACGCACCATCAGGGCCTATGGCCGCGCCGGAACCGCAGATGCATCCCGACATGAAAGCGGCACACGACCTAGCCGACCTCCGGGCCAAGCATGCCAAGGCAGCAATGGATGAGGCCAAAGTGGTGCACACGCGAACTCAGGCTGTCGGAGAGGTGGCAGACACCCACAACACGATGGTCACGACGAACCGACTTCTTAGGACGCCCATCCCGCAGCCTGCGCCACCAGGGCAGCCTAAGTGACGTGTTTCCAGCCCTTATGGCAGACATAGAAGGCGAGCGATTGGGATACGCCGAACTCTGAGGCAATATGTTGATACTGCGCGCCAGCGGCTCTTTTCAACCGGATCAGACGCACATCATCATCGGTCAGTTTGGCGTTGCCTTGGGCTACCCCACGCTTGAGAGGCGGCCCAGCATATAGTCCGAGCTTCATTGCGTGGATTTGGTTGAGGCTTTTGTTTGACCACTCCAGGTTTTCAATGCGGTTGTCTGTCTTGTCGCCATTGATGTGGTTAACGTGGGTTTTGCCAGGGCCTGGCGGCAAGAACGCCGCTGCCATCAACCGATGGACCAGATGATGGTTGTTTCTGCCGAGGCTGACACCGAGATAGCCGTGACTCCCAAGTCCTGGCTTGAGTATTCGCCCGGCGGTTGCGCCTTTAGCCGTGGTCACGCGCTTCACGCGACCTAGCGTGCTAACCTCGTAATCGCAGTTTCCTACCACGGTTTTCCAGATTTCCATCCCGACAGAATAGCAACAAATAGCCTCATAAGGCGATAGCCCATGAGCCTGCTCATCATCATCCTGCTGGTGCTCATCCTCGTGGGCGGCCTCGGGGGCGGATATTACGGCTACCGGGGCGGCTACTACGGCCCGAATGCGTATGGCGGCCTGGGCCTGATCGTGATTCTGCTGGTGCTGCTCATTCTGTTCGGCGGCGGGCGGATCTGGTGAGCGCGCCATGGCGGTTGCACTGGTTTTGGGACGCCCTCTATGTGCGCGAGGGCGGCATCTATTGGTTTGGGCTGCGGCGATGAGCCACGGCG